ATGAAATCAATCAAATTTTCTCAAGCATTAACCGGATATGAACTCTATGCACGCGCACGTCACCTTAGTCCAAACACCATTCACGACTACCAGAACGCCTATCGCCGTTTCCAAAACTGGTTAGGCGATCAAGACCCCAATATAAGTGAGATCACCTGCGAGACAATCAGCGAGTTCATGTCCGAACAAGACGGAGTGTCAAACAAAACTTTACTCAACTACCATGTCAGTCTATCTGCCTTGTGGGCATGGGCTCTAAGCGAAAACTTGGTTACCCAAAATATCCTACACCTTGTCCCACGTCCCAAACCAGAAAAACGATCCGTTGTCCCCTTCGAAGAAGGAGAAATAAAAGCAATGCTCAATGCACTAGGACGATCAAAACCCTATCATCGACCTGGCTGCCGAACATCTGACCATGCCCTGCCAAACGCTGAGAGAAACCGAGCCGTCATCCTACTCCTTGTAGACACCGGCATACGCGCGTCAGAATTGTGCAATGCCAAAATCCACTCAATAAACCTTCGCAATCGCAACCTGCAAGTATTTGGCAAAGGCGCTGTGGAACGCACCCTCCCCTTCTGCCCAACAACTGGTAAAGCCATTTGGCACTACCTCACCTCACGTCCAAACGCTGTTTTATCCGACCCACTATTCGTAAATAGCATGAACCGCCCACTCGACCGAACACAATTATTCCACTTACTCCAAACCATTGCCGAGCGCGCCCAGGTTCAAAATTGTAACGTCCACAGATTCCGTCACACATTTGCTATCAACTACCTGAGGAATGGTGGCAACCCATACTCGCTTCAAATCATGCTTGGACATTCGTCAATGGATATGGTCAAACGTTACCTAAAAATTGCCGACGCCGATTTGGCACGCTTTCACCGCCTTGCATCCCCTGTGGACAATTGGAGACTGTAAAATGGAGACTGTAAAACAAATCTCAAATTTCCAATGCGATCTGTATGCGCAACCAATCTCCGCTTGCCCAGGTAAATGGGGAGCTAGAAGCCACCAATGATGTCGCCGAATTCGTTGCTACGCTAATTGCTGATTCACTAACTGGATAACCAGCGCCCAAATACCAACGCACAGCACTTACATCATGCAAAACCGCTGAGCCAATAGACGTGCCTCCAACCGCAACCGGCAGCGTAAACGTCCAACTGCCGGCACCGAACGTCGTTGTAGAACCCATCGTCACTGCGATACACACAACCTCCAATCGCCCCACTATCGCAAAACGTCCCACCAATGTTCCATTACCCAGTGACGGTGGCGTTATTGTCGCGGACCATTGTGGTACATAACTAAACCATTGTGGAAAACCGCTAGGCGAAAACGCAGACGAAACATAAACTTGTTCAATCGTTCCTGTTCCTAAAACATCGCCTGCCAGAGTTAATGTCGTATTTGTAGACGCATATTGACTTCCAACAACGTAGAAATATTTTGTTGCAGATACGAGAGGATTGATCATGGTATGATCTAATGATAGAGCTGCTACCGTGATAGAAACGCCAGCCAACACATTTGTAATCGTTGTAGTCTCGGTGCCAGCAGATGAAGAAACACTCACCACATTTCCAACAACAAACCCGCTTGTGTTGGACATCATTAACACAACATTAGTACCAGAAATCGGGTCATTGGTATATGCGCGTTTTTGCAGTAAGCGTAGTTTTGTACCAATTGGATAACGGCGATCTCCCCCTCCACTGATCTGATTACCACTGACATACGTCCATGTCTCGGCGACAAAGCGCCAATCTGACAATTCCACACATCGTTCACGCTCAACAACACACTCCAGTTGATCAATCCGCGTTTTCAATTGTTCAATGATACGAACAACCTGAACAAACGCCTCATTCATGCCCACTCCTCCCCAACAAAACGATTATCAACTGTTTCAATCCCAGATGAATCAATCGTCAGATTAACATCATTTACCATACATGGCATCGCATATCCCGAATGACGTACCATCACCAAGTCGCCAAAGCCATAATCATAGCCATAACGAAAACCAGGCCGCTCTGCAATCCGCCCCGTTAATACAATCTTGCCCCTTCCGTCAGCCAATGCCTGAGTAGCCTCAGATTGTAATGCTGCTGTTGCTCCAAACTCCAAATGCCGACAATCCAGATACAACTCGTGCCGATTATATGGACTAACCTGCTCCCTACGCACATCACGTGCAACTGCCACCTCGCGATTCGCACCCTCACCCCGACCTAACGCGATAACTGTTGTTACCTCATTTGTATAATCCCACACCATAACCGGATCCGCTAAATTGCCAGCCTCCTCACTGATTTCAATTTGTGTTCTCAAGTCGCGCCCGCGCTGATTCAAATATGTTCGAAATTCAAACCCTACTCCATCATTCCAAATAACATCACCACATCCCCACACACCGGCAGCAGCCGACATTGCAGACAAATCGTTTATAACACGATGGACATTCCTCCATGCAAATGATTGTGTACAACTTGGTAAAAGGCCCATATCAGTTTCACACCCAATCCACGCGCTTAAATCTCGTTCATCACCCGCAAACGCGCCAAAATTCTCGCGAAATATTGCTTTCATAAGGTTGTCAATTGGGCCAGTTTTATTGGACTGATCACTGTTTGCCGCATATCCCACTCCGCGCCGCGTGAGCAAGCAATTCGCATCCATGAACATAAGCGTCATCACATGATTCTGCTTAGTTTTTCGATCAGTCCATTTGCGTAAAAACCAACGCGTCTGTCCCTCAAGATACCCACTATTACCCTCAACAGAACGTATAATAGCCAACTGCATGTCACGTTGCCAGAACGAAACCGGATACAAGTTACCTGGCAGTGTCACCGTTGTTAGCCCTACATTCCCTACAACACGGTGCACAGATAAAGTAGACCACACTGGAATCTCTCCATAAAGCGTTGTATTGGGAAAATAAAGCAACAAACGATATCGGTTTGCAGCACTCATCACCACACGCTCCCCTCAATTGCACGATATCCATCCTGCCATATCATCACCAGAGCAGTTGTTACCCCAGTATTTCCGTATACATACGCCAGAATATCGTTTCTTCCCACCTCCAGTGCAAAATTATGAGCACTTGTTGGCATCAAAAACTTACCCATATCACCGCGCCAATTGGAGTACATGCGTAAACCATTTGGCCCACATATCAGCACGATCACTTCACCAGTTTGTATTGTCAGTGCATCAAAATCAATCCGTTTTCCTGTGGTAAGGTTGGTGATATTCCATATCTTGCCAGGTCCAAACATCCGAAATGTAGGATAAGCTCGTTGATAGCCATTCAGCGTTACTGATGTAGACGCTTGCACCGAAACAGTGCCAGACCCAGTGAACCCTAAATACAAATCGCCATTCAATGGATTGTGGCAAACGGCATAGCAAGAATCAGGCAAATCAGCCTCAAACGCAGCAAATTGCGTTTGCATCCAGCGCGCAATTCCATCAGCCAGAACAATTGGGCGTGGTGATGCTGATGTTCCCCCCCCATAGGCCAGGTCAAATGATCCAGCCAAAATTTCCCCAAACTCATCTCGTGCAATTCGACGCACAACACCAGACACCCCACCTCCGAGCTTCTCCCAACCTGACCCGTTCCATGCAGCAATATTCTTACATCCTGAGATCGTAAAACGGCCGCCAACAATCACGCGCCCATCTCCCCGATTGAACAACGTATAAACACCATCTAAATAAGCCGTTCCCACAGATTTCCAGCCAGTCCCATCCCATTCAGCAAGAGCCTGAATAGATAGCCCGCCCACTGTATCAAATTCTCCTCCAATCATCACACCAGTACGAGACAAATTTGGTACTACTGCATACACCTCGTTAAGCCCTCCACTTGCTCCACTCCCTACAGCCGACCACGCAACGCCGTTCCACACCGCAACCCGAGCCGCAGAAATACCGCCTATTGTTGTAAATTTACCAACCACCCACAAGCATCCATCATCAGTCCAACATGCATCATTGATTTGCGCATTGGCGCCAATTAGATTGCCAATTGCTGACCAAGAATTGCCATCCCACACCGCACACCTATTTGCATTTGGATCCCCCCCAGCAGATGTAAATGCGCCAAACACATATAACTTCCCGTCAGAGCCTAACAACAACTTATAAACAGAATTATTTAAGCCACTACCCAAAGGATTCCAGCCATTTGCCTCCGTCCACATTGCAATATTTGCCATACTGGAAGATCCATTCAACGAACTCCAGGTACCACATGCATATACAGTCCCGTTGGGCGCAACAACAATGTCTCTCACCTCTGACATACCGCCGATCGATGTTATCCCCCATGGCCCCCAAACCCCATACCGATCTCGACGAATTAAGGAATACCCAATAAATGTTTTCAACGTCATCAGACTTTTTGCACTGTCACAGTTTTTCAACAATAACCCATCATGCGCCTTAAATGACACCGTAGTCTGATACCAAACAGGCGATGTCATCGCTCCTGACAGCCCAGATACATAAACGCTAGGGATTTCGAGCAAATCGCTCAATTCCTCACCAGTTTCATCTACCCACTGCGCCAGCAACAATACAGGCTGTTCATCAGAGCGAGGGTCAAACGCTGCGCTGATAGTTCTGACCTTTTTGAGTAAGTTCAATTCATTATCAGCAGTAAAAACCAGCTCCATACTCCATATACGAGCTTGCGGACGTGCACCCTGGTACATCTCTCCACCCTGTACCAGTTCAACACTGGCCAGATCGTGATTTACAAGTGATAGTCCTGTCACACGCCGAATTTGAGCAAAATCCTTAATTCTGATCATTCGTCCACCCTTGCGGCAACTGCCGCTTCGCCAGCTAGACGAATTGTGAGCCACCCCATTCCAACGAAATTCGATCGCTCCACGCAACCACCCTTGGCTATCCCCATCAAAATACAGATTGTCATCGCCGAACTTAACCAGCCATCCATCAGTGTAGAAATTCGTACCACCAGAGTATCGCGTAATGCGCACATATGTTGTGATATATGTATCGCTATAATACGACACACTCTTGCGTTGCCATTGTCCTGTAGCTACAAATTGAGCAGTTGCTAATACGGCGTTGTTGCTATTATTCAATATTTGCAGCCGATAAATCGCCCCTTTATTACCCAACACATCACACGAGAAAGTCAACGTTTGACCATAAGACATTTCATAGGTATCAGTTGAGCGTATGCCTCGTTCAGACACAGTACCCACGTTGACAAACGCAGAATACAAGCCTCGTCGAGTTGCTACCGTAGAACGGCTTATCGTAGCAGACCCAACTGTTGTGTACCCTGTCAACCCAACATCGAACTCCATGCTCGGATTAACCTTCAAATTCTGCGCTTCCTCTGGTACTACTACCCAAAACTCCAAAGATTCACTCATAACAACCTCGTTAGCGCTGATAACGTGTATTATCGGAACTAAAACCGGCCATAATGTGTCTGAAATTCATGTAGACCACGTATAACATCTGCTTCATTCACACCCGTCACATACACATTATATGTTACATCCGTAGCCATCTGTCCTGATGACTGGTGTTGTCCAATTGCTGTACGTCCTGCATCTGGTAGCGCCAACGAAGCCTCTAATTCCGGCAATGCCGTGTGCGCCAGTTCCCGCATAGCCCCGGTGATACCAATTAGACCAAGCTCCCACGGTGTCGGGCTACCTGGCGTCAGCCAGGGCGGCAATTCCAATTTCCTCAAGGCATCAGTCATACTCTCAATCCATCCAATCACCGTTGCAATTGCATCTCCAACACTGTCAATAGCCGGTGCGAACACACCATCTAAAAATTCTCCAACATCCTCAATTACTGGCCCTAGCGTTTGGGAAAGTATAGTGGCTAACGATTCAAACACAGGAATAGCAACAGATGTTAGAAAATCACTAACAGCCACAAATGCCGGCAGTAGTACATTTTGCCACAATCCAGCTGCCGCTGTAATAACCACATTGAACACTGCCCCCAAAAATTCGCCCAATGCCTGTAAAAGAGGAAAGATGCTCTCGTTCAAAAATCCCCAGACAGCCATAAATGCCGGCAGCAGTACATTTTGCCATAATCCGGCTGCAGCTGTAATAACCACATTGAACACTGCCCCCAAAAATTCACCCAACGCCTGTAAAAGCGGAAAGATGCTCTCGTTCAAAAATCCCCAGACAGCCATAAATGCCGGCAGCAGCACCCCATTCCAAAAATCGCTCATCACCTGCACTGCTATCGGAATATTGGTTGCCAACCAGGTATAAATTTCAACCAGTGCCGGAACCAGATTATTATTGATCCATCCCCAAACGCTGGAAAGTGCCGGAATCAGTACAGAATTGTACCAGTCGCTCATCGCCTGCACTGCTATCGGGATATTTGTTGCTAGCCAAGTATAAATTTCAACCAGTGCCGGTATCACATTTTCCCGTATCCATACCCCTGTCATCTGCATAGCTGGAATCAAAACATTCACAAACCAATCTTTCACAGCCTGCACGGCAATCGGAATATTGGTTACTAACCAGCTAACAACTTGATCAAAAACTGGCTTTAGATACGCAAACCACATCTCCATAATAAACGTGCGCAGCCCTCCCCAATCGCTTTGCCATGCGGAATACAGCACATATGCCGCTCCTGCCACCAACGCTAGCGCAGCTACAATGGGCAATATCGTTGATATAACAGCAACCGCCGCAGGAATCAACGTTGAATACACAAACGCTAGAATTGGTACTGCCAACATCGCCAAAATTGCTACAACCGCAGCCTTATCCGTTTGTAATTTTGTTACCAGCCAGTCAAAAGCATCAACAATCCAGGCCACTACTTCATTAACCTGTGCCCCAAAAGCATAGGCCGAATCTACACCCATTCCAAACAATTGTAAAAACGAGCCAAGATAATTACTGCCATCGGCAAAAGTCACAAATAACCCCGCTAAGCCAGTATCAGCAACAACGTTTACCAAACGCACGATCTGCTCCCCCAATGCGCCAAACCATGTTCCAACGTTTTCAAGCCATGTTTGCACCTGTGACGATGATACAAAGTCCAACAACAGTGTAATTAGTGCCTTCAAACCCGGCAACAGACCTGCAGTCATCTCCTCTCCAACATTTCCTAACACGTTTCTAAGTGTTGTCCACTGCCCAATAAACGTCTCTCCCGCCGCCAATGCCGTACCGCCAATGCTGTCTTCTAGCGCTTTCAATATCATTGCCTGGGCACCAGCTGTATCCCCAGCCTCAACCATCGCCATAATCATCCGTTCTGTCTCATCCGTGAACGTCGCCCCTGCCACCTTCAACCTCATCAAACCTACTCCTGGCTCGGCCAGAGCTTTGGCTGTCATAAGACTAGCCTGTGACAGGTCTATACCCAGAGACTCAGATAAATCCATGGCCACAGCTATTGCCCGAGGAAATGTTTCCGCATTAATCGTGTCAAACCGGGCCATTACAGCTGCAGCAGACACAATCTCATCATCTTCATACCGAGTCAATCTCTGATACTGACGCGCCAGATCCTCAATCATCTTCGATGTCACCCCGGTTGATTCGGATGTATTTTGCAGGGTCCGAGTCAACCGGGTAGTGATCATCTCGGCCTCGCTTGCAGCAGCCACCCCATCCCACACATACGCTGTGAGTGCAACAACACCTGCGCCCGCCAAGCCAATTGCTCCTTGCACCAAGCTACCCCCCAGCATAGAAAACTTATCAACCATGCTGGACGCAGCCAATGATGCTACCGAGGACGCCTCGCCCAATCCCTCAACATAAGCGCTTGGGTCCAATCCTAGTTCAACAAGCAAACTGCCAATAACTGTCATCATACACCTCGCTTATCATCACCACCAAGCGCCGCGTTGATCAATTCAACCGTTTTCAACAAATCTTGCCAATTTTTTTGTTCGCGTTGCTCACCACGCTTAGGCATGAAATCATTTACCTGGTATGGCGTAGCCCTGCGCTTAGGATCCCGATTCACGTTTGCAATAACAGACGCTACCAATCCAGTCCGCTGATCATCAACCTGGCAGCCCCACGGTTCAACCGCATAAAACGCCATCCACTCCGAAAGTTCCCGGCTACTGATGCGATTAAGCAACTCTCTAACCGTCATGCCCAGAGCAAGTGCAAGCCGAAAGTAGAACCGGCGCTCAGGCCGGAGCTTTAGTTTTTTATGAGTTCTTCAACATCCTGTTCCGTGAATCCGCTCAATCGCCGTGCCACAGCAAAACACCGTTCCAATGCCACAGCAGATTTAGAACCCAATGCAACAACATCCTCCGGCCCAAACAAACTTTTGCCTTCCTCATCTACAATTGTCATGCTCAATAGCCTGGCACGCAGATGATCCAACCGGATACTCGTTGTTTTGCCTTTTCGCTCCAACATCCCCGCCTCAAGCGCATCGCGCTCCGATCCTGTCAATCCACGTACATATACATCGCCACCCCATTCCGGCACATGCACCATCTCGCGCTGTAGATCAGGAACACTCAAAATTTGGTCACGCGTTAACACAGCCATATAAACTCCTTCTATGCCAATGTCGGTTTCCCAGTGATCGTCAGCGTGATGGACGCAGTTAGCGCATCCTCAACTGGCGACTTTGGATCAAACCCCGTCACGAGAGCCGTAAATGACCAGGTTGTGTGCTCAGGGTTGGGGAATACTAGCTGAAAGGAGCGTTTGATGCGTTGCACCATATCGCGTATTAGGCCCGACGTATATCCATGCGTTGCGTTAGTGGGCGAGAAATTCACGTCAAACGTAACATCCCCAGCACTCAGCAAACCACCAATGTACTCCTTCCAGCCATCAACAGAGTCATGCGATGTGGTATCAATCGTATCCAACGACATTTTAGGGCCGCTGATGTCTGTAATTTCAGCGATTGTTGCAAATGTCTCTGGCGTTCCACCATTGCCAATCTTTAAAAGCGTCCCAGCAGCAAACAGAGCCATCAAAGCCTCCTATCCCAATACCAGTACGCCAAATTTCACATCTGACGAACTGGCCTCTAAATAGATATTTCCATCCGATTGTTGCCATCCGACCAACCCACGAAGGTTGTAAACACGTATCGTACCAGCAGCAATGCTCTCTGCATTGACATCACCCAATCGGCCAAATGGATCAGCAACACTCTTAATCGTAATTGTTGCCGGTGATGCGCCAACATTGTGCGCAATCACCAAATCGTTACCACTAGCAGAAAACTGATTTTTATTTACAGTATCAGCCGCCATCATCGTCAATGTGACACCACTGCCACTGTAAGGCGAGACAGGTGCCGCAGTCTTAGTCAAATTCGTTCGTGCCATATTTTTTCCTCTTTCTATTTTGTTTTGGTTTCTTAGAATGTTTGTCCAAGATATGTTTCTCGATCATCTTTTGATCATCTAACACAGCATAAGGGCAAAGCGCACATTGATACAAAACGTGCCCGTTCCAATCAGCAGCGCTGTATTTGCGCATCACACCAAATCCTCTTGACACAAAATCGAAAACTCAAGAATCCGGCGCCGGATTTCTGTTACACCATCTATCTGGCCAGCCTGTTTCTCGCTCAACACCCACAACTTACAGCCAACCCCTTCAATACACTTCCCGTTCATCAACGCACTCAATACATCCGCCACTGCCAATGTGATTGATCGTTGAGCGGCGAAAATATCAAATTGAATCCTGGCCCTACGTAAACCAGAGTATCCAGTCAACGACACTCGCTCATTGACAACGTCTACCTCCACCATGCGTACTGCGGGCAAACGACATTTTGTCGGCAAAGCATCTGGATACAACCGATGTTGTATCAACATAGCTAGCTGTTCCTGCTGTCCTAGATACCGGGTCAACGCATCAAGAATATCCGCTGTCATACATCACTCAGTTCAACCCACAAAGCCTCACCAATTGCATCCTCAATCTCTTGTCGATTCGTGTCAATTGCTGGCCGCAAGTATGGACGGGCCGGAATAGTCACGCTGTCACGCAGAACATATTGTGCATCACCAGCATTATCCACCAGCAATGCCCCATCAGCGATCGGGACAAACCGCAATGGCTCTGGATAATCCCGTGGGCCACGATTTCTTGATTCATTTGTCAATGGGATTGCCAGATACTGCCGATTTTTGGGCGTGATCTCACCACCAAACTCATGTATTGCAGCATAAACTAGTGATGTCCCAATTTGCACAACCAAATCCGTCACCGCTGACGCACTAATAGACTCTCGAAGAAGACCTGTATCAATCAGCTGCTGCTCACGAATATTCTGCTTGGCACGACGTTCCACAACCAATCCACCAACCATCAATGCCTTACGTGAAGCTGGCCCCTCAGCCTTTTCAATCTGTGCTCGTAATGCCGCCTGAAGTTCATGCATACCAATCACCCGTGTCATTCCGGCATCTCCAGCTTGCTCAATATAAGCGTTTTGTGGTGCTGTTTTGTGCGCCCCATTCGTGGCAGAATCGAGATCACATGATATGGGCCTGCTTTCTCACCATCCAATTGCACCGTAATACGATCATCTGCTTGCACGTCAACATCACACGGCAAAATGAGCTTCGTTTGGGTTGTCACCATCAAGCCCCCCATAGGGGATACAGCACGCTGATCCGTTACGATCAGTCTGCATCGAACAGCCATCACAACCTGCCATGTTTCAACAGGCTCGTTTGCCTGCCCAATGCTAACAACACGATGCTCAATTACAGCCACATGTGCCAACAGATGATCCATCAACTCAACCTCAGTACTGCTTTAGGTTGTGCCAGTCCAGCCAGCCTTCCAGAAACATCCAGTGCAAGGGCCTGCTGACCATACTGCGTTGCAGACAGGCCCTGACCACTCGTTCCCTGATAGGTAACCGAATACTCGTCAAACTTTTCTTGTTGTGGACGTGGATCACGGAGCGCCACAAAGTGCGCCGCCAAAAGAAGCTCAATTTGCATCAACAACGCATCACTCAAACCACAATTTGCCAACCGTGCATCCACCAATGTGTGTGACATATTGATAAATGCGTTAACCTGTTCGTTTGATAGCGTAGTGCTGATAACCTCTATTACCTGTTCAGAAGTGACCCGCGCACCAGCAACAAGATCTGCCATTTTAACCTCGCTTTGCCTTCGAAGGCTTAGTCTCCGAATCAGAAAGCGATTTCTGACCATCAATCTGTAAAAGCTGCAACTTATCGCCAAAGGCCTCCAGTTCACCAGCTGTAACCTCAAAGACCTCGCCAGGATGATATACCCGATCGCCCACACGATGTTTGCCTGTCAGTAGCTTGACCAACATGTTACGCTCCAGTGTAATGCACAATCCCGCTATGCCCAGCTCCATCCGACTTGATCCGTGGAGCCATCGCTGCCAGCACCTTGAAGCGTGACAACATACCGCCCATCTCTCCCCATTCAATCGTTACAACATCTTGAGCTACTGCCAAGTCAACCACATTGCGTTGCATACTGACCAGCACTAATGTACCGCTTGTCAAAGCACTGGCATTTTGCACCTTCTGCAAACCGGGAATGTTCTCAAGACATCGCCGCAGTGCCGTCTGCCCAGAGCCATCAGTATAGACTGCCAGCATCTCAGAATACTGATCATTTGGCACATACAAGACATAAGGCCCACCGTAACCATCATTGCGTGCTGCTGCCACCATCCTATTGACAGTTGGATAGATGTTCGCGATTGTGCCAAAATCACCATCCGCCAAACCCGTGTTACGATTAGGATGCGTAGTATATCCATACAGCGCATATCCGCCCGATTTGATATCCGACCCATTGAACAAAATACTTTCAAGGCCTTCTGCGACCTTTTGCCCAGCTACAGCTGCATTGGTCGTATCAATCGCATTTCCCATCCGACGTGCTGCTTCCAATTCTCGAACACTTAGACGAAAATCCTTATGAACAATCGGAATCGGAACTCCAGCCATATCAAACGCTGAAACATCTTCAACGCCGGCAGCCACACCACTCATATCGACATTCGCAGATGACATATCGCTGCCCCGTTCATAGGCCGAAATGATCGTTCCCAGCCCACCCAGCGGATGAATCAAATCAAAACTCCGCAAATCCGCAACACCAACCAGTGATTGGCGTGCCACCGCCAAAACAGCCCTGTCAATCTCCTTCCATTCATCCGATCGCAGCAGCCCATTTGTTCGTAGGGAGTTGACCCTCATGCCGGCAGCCAGTAAACGCGCCGGGGCCTGAATCATAAAATTTTGGGGCGTCATGATCAGTTCTTCCATTACATCACCTCCACAATGATGCGAGCTGCACTACCACTTGTGTTGTTTAGATTTTGCAACGCCATTGCTACAACGCAACGGGTATAGATGATTTTCGTCGCTGAGCCACTTTCATTGACCGACACAGGCGTATGCTTTTGCAATGTTCCATCGCCTGCCGATTCAAGAAAGTCGCCTTTCGCCACGTTTTCGCCGTTTTTTAGAAACGCATTGATCTCACAGCCCGGACTCGGCACAACATATACCACTGTATCACCCTGTGCATATGCATCATCAATGCCATCTCCAACGATTGATTCCTCAATCGCGAATAGCGGATGCGCATTGCCACCAGCTGTTGAATGCACCTGGAGTTTATGATTTGCGTTAAATTGCACCAGGTGTCCAGGCGTGATAGGCCCATTTGCAATGGCTTCTTTGTAAATAGGATCACCTTTCAAAACAATTGTATTGGACATTGTGTACCTCCTACTTCTCAGCCATAACAACCGCCGGAGGCACCGGAGGTTCATCCGCGTTAATACGCACAGTACCGCGCCCAAAATAATTGGCCGGGCGTAGACTGTTTGCCAACTTTTCCAAAATTACCAACGGCAAGGCATTAAGTTCATCCTCGCTAAACATGCTCTTCTCGTTTGCCCGAATCTCAGCAATCAAGCCAGCCTTTTGTTGACTGTTATTCGCCATTACTGCCTCAATTGCCGAACGGACCGCTTTCACACCTCCAAAATCGCGCACCAATCCTGCCAGTTCTTGTGCCGCAGCCACCACACCCTGCGATTCAACGTTTACCTGCGAGCTTCCTACATCCGCAGCTTTTTCAGAACAACTGCCATACAGAGAAGCAGCCGCCTGAGGCGACACTTCGTCGCCATCAACTTTTGTATCACTCATCTCTACCTCCTCAGCTAAAGTTTGAAATCCAAGAGCGCGTTGCAGTCCACACAGCGCGCTATAAACAACACTTTGCCGATTGGTAACCGGCTCATACACAACCCGTACTTTCACAGGAACGCCGAACGCAATTCCATCGCTGCCGCGTTGATACGGGTAGCTCATCAAACCATCAGGCCCGTGTACAATCACATGATCAGCAAACACCTCACGAACCCACACGTCACCACGCCGTTCCGGGTCAAAAACTGCTAACCAAGCCTCATACACCTTGTTACGAGCCTCGTCCAAACTGATTTCATAGTTAATTTTCAATACACTCATCTCTGCACTCATATTCACCCGTGGACACCCACATCCATCCTTCCAGGAACACGCCCCCACTTGATGCAGCAAAAGCGCCACATGATCGGGGCGTAGATTTCGGGCAATTCCTGCATAGGCTTTTCCCGCCTCTATGCCAGGGGTAGCGTCAAAGTCGCGAAAATACGCTGTTGATACCTCTATGGGTTCACCGGCCTCCACCCGTTTCAGGGCCAAAACTGCATCGCCGCCCAATGCTTCCGCTTTCGCCACATCCAGCCATAATTCGCCAACTAGCTTTTCGCCATCCATGCGAGCATTCCAAAACCGCCCGACACATTGATTCTCAACAATCTCTGGACTATTAGCCGAAACAAACACACCGCGTACAGTTGGATGACCCAACGGCACAGGAATACCATTCCACGCCTCTGGGAATTTTCCAATCTCTTCAGTCGTAACCAATTCACCATTCAATACCCCGCTCACAATTGCGACCATTGGAGCAACCAGATACTCTCGCCCATTCAGCGTTGTTCGAGCTGCTGTGCCAATCGCACCCTGATGAGCAATCAAATTCATAGCACCTCCTGGCAAAAAAGCAAAAAACTATCAAAGCCCACTACGACCATGGTCATTAAACCCAGAAAATTACGATAACTGCCAAATGCATTTTCATAATAGGACAACGCTCATTTCAACACAAATCACACCACCGGCAACCATGCACACCGACAATTTGGATGAACTGGAATAACACCGCGTGCCTCATCAATCGTAAATTGGCGCTTATCCAGATCTGCACAAACAGCACAAACCCCTTCCCCTCCTGTTGTTGCAAATTCAACCATCGCAGTAACACCTTTTATACCAAATTCCTGATACCGATTTAAGGACGCTTCAGCATAGGCATGTATCATCTCTGTTCGCGCAAGCACCAACGCTCGCCGGATACCAATCTTCTCCACTTGCTGGTTAAGCATAGATGCCACCTCACGCGCACCAAGTCCCTGGGCAAGTCCCATAGTCAATTCACGGCTAATAGCTGCTGACATTGCATCCGTAATACCATTCAGCAACCGAAAATTTCTCGTGTACAGCAATGCCAATGTATCCGCATGGATCGCTGCACCAAAAACAGCCTCGAGGCCAGTTGAGCCGACATCTAACCCAGCACGCTGCAATGCTCTTGTTGCTGCCTCAACTGCCCGAGAATATGCTGACCGCACATATAGATTCTGCCAAGCGTTGCGCGCAATAATGCGATTCCCTTCGCGCACCTCAATTCCTAAAACCCCATCATCAATAGCATCTTGAAGCCATTCAATAAATGCGGTTGTTTTGCCATCCAAGTCTATCGGCCAATCATACTTCTTGCCTGGCCCTTTGCGCCCTAGAATGCGCAATCCATGCTCAGTATCCAAATACAACGCATCATTCACCACCACTGTTTGCCAGATCAGGTGCTTCAATTGCATGAGCCGTCTCTTCAGCTCAGCTCCATAACGTTGTCGCAGTCCTGCAGTGCGCGTTGGATCATATCGGGTTGCGGACATTGGCATCTCACACCTCCCCCTCCATTTGATCCTCCTCATTCAAAATTTGCTTCTCAATGCCAATTTCAGCTTCTGGCAACCGCAGCAACACACGCTGAAAATACGAAATACTCAACGCCAAATCCGGCGCACCTGGTGACATAACAGACGCAGCCTGGGCATATTTGGCAGCCAACTCAGCCCGTTCCAAATCTGTCAACTCAAACAAACTCGGCCACTCCACAGCATACTGCCCGCCTTCCGGCTCAGGCAACGCCCCATACTCAATCAGCCGATCCAGCAGCGCCCGCAACACTTGCGGCTCGGCAAAATTGCGCTGACGTTCAGCAATCTGACCAGCCCATTGCGCAGTATCCTGACTACTTGCCAATTGCCCACGTTCCGACCCCAGCAGAATACGCTGCGGAATATCGCTTGCTGCTGCTACTAAACCAATAACCGCATTGAACAATCCGGTTGGATCCACCACGTCGCTGCCAAGCGCTTGAATGTTCATTCCCCTCGTACGCAAAAAGCGTCGTAATCCATGCTGATATTCATCAATCTCTTCCGAAAGCGTTTCTTCGTCATCAGGGTTATCAAAACCATCCCGAACATCCGCATGTAAGCCCTTATCCATATTCTTCCAGGTCGCCTCAGCCCCACCACCCACAATTTTCAACAAATCATCGAGAAGATTGAAAGCGCGTTGCATTCTGGGTTGCCCAAACACCTCGTCCTCCAATAAATCATCCGCAACATGGATCATACGACTCCAATGCACTGTTTCAGATGATAAACCTTCCCCCAACGCAACACGATATGTCTCAGGCAATCCAAACCTAGCTGAAGTTGGATCGCTTACAAGCGACATAATCTCAACCGATCCCTCTGCATACGGAGAAAAAAAGAGCACATCTTCCGGACGTGACATACGCGGCAACTCGGATGACAACAATCCAACACCTCGCGCCCCTATTAACAACACCCCAAACCGCCCAATTCCTGCCAACCGATCAATTCGCGCAAGATAATGCCACAACCGTCGTCGTTGTATCAACCACTGCACACCCCGAATAAAACCGCTCCTCGGTTGAGTTTCACCCGTACTACTCAGTGCATCGTGAATGATCGGAGGTTTACGCCACGTATCTTTTGCAGGCAAATCAACAATCCGGCCTGCAATATCCTGTCGCATATACTTACCAAGATACTGAGCATACGAAGGTGACCGCTCATAGCCCAACGCATCGTAAACATCTCGTTTGCCACCAAACTGCTTTCCCAGTTGCTGCGACAGCCTCAATCTTTCCAACAAAACCCCGACTCTTAAATCTAAATCTTTCATTCATACCTCTTGTATCATCCAATAAGACGGATTATCGGAACTACTTTCGTCCCCATACCCCGGCCGCTTTTGAAGGCGGAGCATGACTGGCAATCGTGCAATAGTTTTCAGCATGGGCCAAATGATCCGGCCCACTCTCAACATAAGTGGCAACAAGCTGCCCACCTGGCCCACGCTCCAACAAACGCACCGGCGACTTTAAATGAGCATAGTAATCCCGCAAATCACGCGCATAAGCTGGCAAGGTGTTCTCCTGTTCATAGAAGCGTGACATCGTCTCATCCAGCGAGCGCGTGCGGTCAACAGATACCACACCATCCGCCGCATTCCAGATCTCCGCATCAACCGTGCGAGTACCGGTTTTTTGCGGCACATAATAGGCCAGCCACACTACCCCACGCTCAAACGCAGCTTGCAGCTCGCGCACCTTACGTGTCTCTGGGAGTGCATCTATCACAGCTCGCGTCACAGCATAACGACGCATTAACTGCCCTAGAGCCTCAAAACTCTCCACTTCCCCAGCCCAGCGTTGGGGACGTTCGCCTGTTACAGAATTGCGCGGCCCTCGAATGACCACATGAATCACTTTTCCGACATCCGCTCCCATCACAGTCTCTTCCCCGTTTAAAGGATGATGACTATAGTCCCTTCGACAACGATCCAGTACCTCGTCAGTCATTTGCCCACCGCGCGGTGTATATGGCAAACCAAGATCCTGATTGTACGCCTCACGACGTTTGGTCTCATCGGTCGTATCAAGTGCCTTCACCACATCAACCACCGTCACAAGCGGCGAAAACAGCTTTGTCAGGTGATACCCAACAATCTCCTTGCCCGGATAGGCAGCCACCCACTCTCCTTTTCCCAGCCGCTCCAGAGCTTTGCCGCACTTAACACAAGCAATATAGTCATGCCACCTCACAGGACGGCCCAATTCATCCCACTCATCCACTATTTGCCCAATCGTTATAGGTTGCCGCTCACCACAGTGAGCGCAACACACAAACCACTCTCGTTGATCCGATTCCAGCCACTTAGCATGAATCCCTACCCCAGGATATGTCGGCGTTGAAATCCAACGCTCCTCTTTGATTGAGCTGTGCCCCAAACGTTTCTGCGCAATAGATGTCGCACGCGGATCCATCTCATCCACTTCATCGAGTACCAATACATCCGCATCAATACTTTTTAGTTGCGGCGACTGCCCGTTTGGTTTGACTTGACCACCTCGCAGATAAATAAAGCGATCTCGCACGCGCTTTAGTGTCACGCGATCAGCACCCCGTTTGCCATCAGCACCAGTACCATCGACAACTACGCTCGACAGATAGGGCGACGATTCCAGCGCAGGGCCCAATCGTGCGCTCGAAAAGTCGCTCACATGCGTATCTGTTGGAAAAACATAAAGACAAGTGGCCAAACGCTGGTCAGCAGCATGTAGTGCGTATGAAATAGCATACTCGCTGGCCCCCATCTGGGAGGCCTTATACACTACCACAACCCGTGAACGTTCACAGTACAAATCCGTCAAATATCCGTGTGTGACCACATCAAAAAGCGCACCTGGTTTCAACATCGGGCGATTGACAATTGTCCAGGTCAACAGATCAAGCGCGCCAGGAGCACGTCGCCGCCGCAGTTCCAAAAGCGCCGTTGCCCGCCGAACCAGTTGCACACGGTCATTCATTATCGCCCTCATCAGTATCCGGCACAGCAACATCCAAATTGCGCACCACCTGCCGCAATTCATCATCCGTCAAGCCAGAGAAAGAATCCATCTCCTGCACCTGAACTTGCTGTGTCTGCTCCTTTCCCCCTCCCACTCCCAACATTCCCACCACTTGCAAAAATGTGCGCCGATCCGATGCACTCCGCGCAGCAGGGTCTGTTGCTGAACTAACCAGCGCTGCCAATACATCAGCTCGATGCGCCAGCAATGGCTCAATTAACAATGCACTCACACGTCCATCCATTTCTGGATATTTCTTGCGCCAATTGCGGATCGTCCGTGCCGAACGCATGCCGAGCACATCAATCGCCAGCTCTTCTTGAGTTGGTGGCACACGTCCTCGCGCCGGGCTGGCAGCCCAAGCAATATACGCTGCTTTGCGCCAATCCCAGCCTTCAGCACGCAGGGCAACATACTCACGCCACCACGGAAACTCATCCAAACGTTTCAAAAACATCAAACGGGCTGCCCGACTTGCATTTTGGCCTGGTGTCTGCTCAGAGGCAGGATGTGCAGTCACAGGATCATCCATAGCGAAACCGGAAAATTCGGAATTTCCTTCTTATGGCCATTTCATTCACACACAAAGCGCACATTGCCTATACGCAATCACCGCGCAGAAAAGTGTTTTCCTGTTGCAGCCTAGACACTTCAGCCTCCAACTCAGCAACACGCTTTTCCAGCTCCAAAATGCGGTTATCTTTCAACCTTACTTTCTCCTCGAGCTTTGATATCCTGCCATCTTTGGCTGCTGCAGCTTGTGTCAGATTCAAAACCTCATGTTTCAGAGAGTGTACCTCACGCTCTAACTCAGCAATTTGCCGATCCTGTGCGGCGCGCTCAGATTCCAACACATCAATGCGACAGCGCAACGGCTCAACTAACGAGAGCGCAGCAGCTGTGATCTGCGATGCAGTATCTGCCTCAACCTTTTCAGCTTCGGCAGCGGCCCTGGCTGTTTCTGCCTTGCGCCGCTGCCGATCTGCTATAAGCGTAATAACAGTTGCCGCGCCGCCACTTGATAGCACCGCAATCAGGACAGCAACAACATCACTCATCAGTCTTTCTCAGGCAGATATGGCGGATTTTTGGCCCCATTAAGAACAGCTGCCTCGACCAAATCAGCCAACAAACCAGCATCCATATTGAGCCCTGCCCGGTTCAATGCAGCCTGTGTCTGTGCTACCACCCACGCCTTTTTTTCTGCGCCTGTGCGAGCAGCAAGACCTGCAAGATCATATTGCTCAGCAGCTGCCACAAACATGAGGATGAGCGAATCGGCAAACGCAAGCTGCTCCCGACTCATCCGGGCCTTCACCCGTTGGATTAGTAGCTTAATGTACCACACAGCTAAGCCTGCTAGCACCGGCAGGATAACCGAGATCACAATTTGCAGGATACCCTGTAGCAAAGCAGAATCCGCTTCAGACATTGACAACCTCCTGTATAGAATTTTCACAATCATAGCGCAACTAACACATCAACACAAATCACACACGATTGTGTCTTTTTGTGTCTTTACTGTACACAGACAGGAGGTTTTGTTACCCGAATTTAACAAAACCCCTTAAGGACTACCCCCAAAAAACAGGGTTTTGAAACCCAATTCGAGGGTTTTGAAACCTCCCTTTGAAGGTTTTGAAACCCACCTTCGAAGGTTTTGAAACCCACCTTCGAAGGTTTTGAAACCCCTTAAGTTAAGCCCTCTCTCACTTCCATCTGACACTCACCTACGCGTGGGCCTTGACCCATGCCACGCTGCGCTTCATCTTACGCCCAATCTGCGCATACGAACATCCCTCAGCCAGTGCTGCCCGCAAAAAGCGCTCTGCATTCGGTGTAATGCCCTTGTCCGTCTTCTTACGCAGTTCAGCCAAAGCCAGCGCCGCACTACGCAGAACATACCAATTTCCCCAACGCACCACTACTGGTAACCTCCCAGATCGCACCCAGAGCAACACCTGCTTGACGGATACGCCATGATATGTCGCAACATCGCCAGTCGTCCACCAGGCATCGCCCCAACGCGCAGCCCGCAGCGCCAACAAGCGCGCTAGTTCCGCATCTGTAACGCGCTCTGGACGATAATACACCCAATTCATAGGGTTCACTGCCCAGCGCACCAATCTCCAACGCTCAATTAGTAATATCCTCCGCTTCCCTGCCATAATCTGGCATGGAAGTATTCCTCGCCGAACCCAAGTGCTCACCGTATGGATATCCACATGCAACAACTCCGAGATCTGATTACCTGTCAACATCCCCGCTCGCCTTGAAGGGGACGGAATCCCATAGCGCACCCGTACAATCTTGACTGCTTCTGCAGTTCGACCCAACACATGTCCAATCTCCTCTATCGTCATCATCCCTAAATTCTGCCGCAAAAATTCCACTTCGGCATCTGTCCACCGCCGCGAAGCCCCAATACCACATCGAGTGATGGAGGGCCGGCTATACGTCAGTTCAACCGCCAATCGAACCACATCAGTAGCGTTCATTGGCAGCCTCCGTCAATCTAACAATTAATTCCACTGCCGGACATTCCTTACATGTAACGAACGACGCCATATCTGCCCATGCACAGCCTGCACATGTTTTCCGCGCAGCAGCCACTACAAACTCCCAGGGCGGTATCAGCCCCGCTTGCGCCAACATGTCCCATGTCTGAGTTTTGCGCGTCACGCGCAGTTCCGCCAATGCCACTGCCGGGTTATCTGCCACAGCCAAGCGCACCTCACGCTCGTGAATCAGATCTCTCACGCGTCGCACTGCCTGTTCCACAGCAGCAATCGTCAACCCAGGCCGCTCTGCCAGTTGCAGCGCCAGATCCGTGCGATACGGTTCCGGCAACGACAAAATTGCCTCCGTCGTACGGTTTGAGACAGGCCATCTTCCAGCAGACACCAAACCTTGTATCGTTTCCGGCAACTCCATCAGCCGCAATCTATTGTGAATGCGGTTAAGATTTGTCCCCAACCTACGGCTGATTTCAGTCAAAGACATGGTTTTCTGCATTTGCAGATAGGCCCGACCTTCTTCAATTGGCGTCAAATCTACACGCTGAAGATTGGCAACCAGCGCAAGCAACAACATATCATCTGAATTGTTCACAGTCATGACCGAAGCCTCAATTACCTTCAAACCCAGCAGCTTATGTGCTCGCAACCGTCGCTCTCCATCCACTAAAACATACCAACCATCCTCCACAGCCCTAACAGTAATCGGCTGCAACAAACCAACCGCACGAATCGAATCTGCCAGTTCACGCAATGCAGCTGCGTCAAACGCCGTCCGCGGCTGCTCAGGATTCGGCAATACCCGCTCAACCTTCACAACTTCGGTTCTCATCATCCTACTCCTACACACCATCAACCACCTTGCGCTCTACTGCCAACACACGGTGAGATGTTCCACCTGCCCGCACAATAATTGTACGGCGCTGCTCTTGCTCCTGTCCCTGATCCATCCGCAACATTTTTGCTTCTGCCAACATCTTGCGCAGCGCAATCGCGCTTACTGGAAATGTCGTCCCACGCTCTCGACATGCAGCACTGGCCTTTGCATATGCTACGTCTGGCATCAGATAATACCAATTATCATCGTACCACCCCAAAAGCTCAGCTGTTACCATCGGCCCACCTAACATTTTGTCCGATTTATAACCATCAATTGGTCTCAAATACACTTTGCCCTGCACCAACAAATCATTGATCGTGCGAACAAATAACACCTCTGGCTTCTCTTCCTGCACCCGCTCCGTCATTTGTCGTCCCGATTCCAACAATGCGGCCCGACCGCGACACATCAGATCGTTATACTGTTCGCCGTCAATTACTCCCTGCGTCTGCGCAAACCGTAGCCCCATCTCCAATCCTATCATCAAACCCGCCAGCGCCTCCGGCAAACGCAAATGTCCCTTTAAATCCGTCATCTCCTGCCGATACATCCGCCACCGCTCCGGCACCGCCGTCCGATACATATCCCAACGTTCTGCAAGCCAGCTCACATACCCACTCATTGCGTGACACAGCTCCCCACGCCGAGCCTGCAAGGCACTTAACTTCTCCAAATCCACATCCCCACGATTCATCTCAACCACAAACAAACGTCCCATAACCCCTTCCGACTGTGGCAAATCCTCTCCTGTAATCACAACCAATCCTCGCGGATGATACGTTCGTCGCGCTGTCGTATCCGCAGCCATACGTCCCCGTCCAGTCAAATTACCAACCACGCGCACAATCCTGGCTGCTGCTCGAACATACTCTTGCTGATCGCGAAGATTTTTTTGCGGTGCAAAATCATCAATGATCATCATAACGTCCTTTGCAACAAATGTCTTCTGCTCCAAACGATTCGCCGTATCCAAAAAATTAGCCGGCAAATGTTTGTCATCCCACTTGGGCCCATAATGATTCAACGCCAGCGAGCTAACTGTGCTCTTCATCGCCCCTGTCCCACCATATACCCACATCGTAAATGCAACATTTACCAATTCCGAAAGCGGCGCCAGCCACACAGCTGCCCAAAGCGGATACGTCACTCGAGCTGGCGCAATATCCAGAAATGACAAACTTGCTCGAATCGCATCCCTTAGATTCGCTGGCTCAAGCGGAATATCATACAACTCAAAGTCAGTATCCAACTCAACCGTCACATCCCCCCCTCCAATCGCCCCAGAATTAGAAAGAAAAATCCGCCGACCACTCAACTCGCGCCAGCCTGTATGCGTAAAAATTGTACGACTACGCACTGTATCAGCACTTAGCATCTGAATAGCCTCACGCAATCGGTCCTTTGTCCGCGCCCCGGACTTAATAATTGCCTTTACCCCCCAATACTTTATGACCCACGTCATGTCAGAGAACTCCTCAATCGGCACCGCAGCAACTGGTAACTTGCCATCCCGCACACGCCCCTCAATCCGCAACTCATGGGACGTACATTGACCATCATCCCGCAAAATATCCTCCGTCACCATTGCCACAAAGTTGCACAACGGCTCGGACATTTCATTCCCTGTCCGATCATACGAACGGCAATAAATCCGATCCCCCTCAACATAAAATACCCCATCGCTATCATCAACTCCAGCATCCAGGCGCATCTGACGATACATCGCGTCAAACAACTTACGTCGCATCCCCAACGCAAGAGAAACATCATCTCGTATGCGCTCCACGTCGAGCGCAGGCATACGACTCATCATCTGAAACACAAATTTATCATCCCGCCTATCCCGCCGAGTGCGCTCTGCCATCACCACCACCCATGGACGTGCGGACTGCAAAACGTCCTGCACTTGCTCAGCTCTAGCCCCCTGCTGAAGCCACTCATTTGCATCTTTAAACGGCCACTCCACAACCCGTAGTTGAGCTGGATTAAAACCCATATCAACCAAATCCCGACCAACCTTTTCCAACGCGGTCTGTCCAGCTGAATCCGAATCCAGAGCCAAATATAGCGAAACCGGCTTTCCCTTAGAGGCTTGAACAAGCAACGGCCTCATCACAGCATCATCTCCCAACGTCGTCCCGGCCAAGGCCACTCCAGCAATTCCCCACTGCCCCAACGTAATTGCATCCGCCTGCCCCTCAACTATAACCAGGCTTGAATCTATCGGCACATGATTAACATACGGCTGCTTGCCGCCCACCAACACGTCGTCCAAGTTATAATGTCGCTTTCCAGCCCCAGTTCCAGACTTTCCCTCATCTGGCACCCCGCGCCCCGATAAATAAATCACCCTTCCCCTAATTACATGTGGATACATCAACATATTAGGCGGCAGCGCTGGCACCTTGTTTGACTCAACCCAGGTTTTTGGCACATCATCAATTCCCCAAACTTTTGCCCACGCCGCCACATCCCCTTTATAACCAACCAACGCCACCGCCACCGGATTCAACAAGTCAACTCCGGCCTCTGCCAACACAGCGCGCAATCCAGCCCAATCATGCCCAAAATAGCCCAGCCGAGCAGAGCGCAGCGTATCATCCGTAAATCCTCGATTCAGCGCATAACGTCGCGCCTCTGTACCGCTTTCCCCCCATAAACACGTCTCAAAATACCCCGCTGCCACCCCCAAAATCATTTCTCGCATTCGAGCGCGCTCCTCAGACACCAACTCTTCCGATGACTGTGGAAGCATCTCAATTCCGGCCAACGCTGCCAGCATCCGCAACGCATCACCAAACGACGTTCTTTCTATCCGCTGTACATAGTCCAACACGTCTCCATGCGCGCCACAGCCAAAGCAGTGATAATAACCATCTGCCCAAACCGTAAACGACGGCGTCTTCTCATTGTGAAACGGGCATAACCCCTTCCACGTTTTCCCTGCTCGCTGTAATTTGACCCGCCTCGCAATCAATTCAACAATATCAACCCGTGCTTTGATATCGTCTATCAACGTCATTTGGCAATCTCCTGTGTCATTCTTTACGGGGTGTGTCAAAACCCACCCCTTTTCAAAAAAATCGCTCTACGGTCTTCCTGACGCCTCATGCGGTGACGCTCAACAGCGCCACCAAACGGCGACGCTGCGACGCCGTCAACGTCATTCCTAAACGTCACCGTTTCAATTTACCGCCGTTCAAAATATCGTCAAGAGCAGGAACTTCAGGATACCGCTCTAACACAAACTCATATCGCATTGACCGGCTCACTTTCCTCGGCCAACGGGTTGGGGACAAAACATTCTCTTGCACAATCTGTTGCAACGCGATTAGCACCAAATAATTCACTACTTGGCTACGCGGCACACTCAATTTATCCGCAATACCCTGCGTCAACACATCCAACTCTGGTGGCATATCTACTGTCACTCGATTACGTTCGGATTCACGCTGCGCCCTACGGCGCTGTGAACGCGTCATCCGTCCACGCTGCGCCAACGCCAAACCACCATAAATCGGATCTTGATCACCCTCAATATGTGTACTCAATGCCGCATCCAATGACGAACTTTGTTTTACATGCATATCAGCACCCTCCAACTCGTTCCAGAATTTCTGCCACGTGTAGATACCCACCTACACGACCCTCAGAGTTAACCACCGTATCACGTCGTTGCTTCACCTGCACCCCAATAGCCCCGGGCGTCCTCGGCGCATACTCCCAAATCGTCTCACCATAACTTACAGCCTCGCGCAACTTTGTGTCTCGCACTACTGGAGGCAGCAATGCCTCCGCCCCCATCGTCTCATGCACTCGTTGCACATTATTTGCCGTCTCAGCCGTCACCCGCTCAAACAGGGTTGGCAACACACCCAATAATTTCGGCGGCACCACCCCCCGCATTCGCGTCATCTCCCGCAACATCTGCACCACATACCCAACCCCATCTAACGCCAAATAATCCATCGCAGCCGGAACAATCAACCAATCAGCCGCAATCAAACTCGCAACATGCAACAAATCCGTGCTGGGCGGTGTATCAATCAGCACCAAATCAAACTTTCTAGTCAAGCTCTCCACCAAGTCCGCAATAATGAAACCACGCAACTCCAACGTCTGCGCCCACGCCTTGATACGCTCACTGGAATGGTCGTTCGGCACAATCCAAAGTCCCGAACGTGCCTCAACCGCTACCTGTTCAATCGGACGCTCTGCCACCAACACATTGTACAGTCCCGGACCTTTCGCCTGATGCAGTGCTGGCGCAACATGTCCCTGTCCATCCATATCAAGGATCAGCACCCGTCGACCTTGACGCGCAAACCACGCCGCAAGCGACACAGTCGTTGTCGTCTTACCAACCCCACCCTTTTGATTAGCAATACTCACCACAATCATTGTTCCTCCAAATCTTCCAAATCTTCCAAATCTTCCAAATCTTCCAAATCAACAGATCCCCAAATCGAGCCCTTAGCTAACCTGCGTCCCAACGGATGGCCATTAGCATCACGTTGCACCGGCGTCAGCCAACCAAACCTCTCCCAACGCCTCGCCAAAACATTTACACGACGTTCACTCACCCCAGAACGCTCAGCGACCTCTTTAACCCGAAACCACCCCCCAGCCGCATGCACCACACTGGCCACGCGCTCCTCATCTGCACTCAACAATGAACCACCAGATGCCGGCACATCCTCCCGACCCTCAACCTCCACCCGAAACGCCCGCGCCCGTACCAACCGAGCCCCCCATTCCAACAACAGCCACCCCGGCTCGCGCGGCAACCGCTCCGCACCAGGCCGCCCCAACACAATTTGACTCTCATGATGCGTTGGCACCGGCAATGCAATCCGCGTCGCCAAATTGCTCCGCACCAACCCCTTCACAGCCTCCGCATCCGGGCGCTGTGTTGCCACAATCGGATGCACCCCAAACGCCCCCCCCCACAGCTATCAACTTTGCCAATGCATCCTGATCACCCGACGAAACCATCGCCGCCTCATCCACAATCAAAACCAATTTCGGCAACGACTCACCCGAAACACGCTCATATTCTGATAACGACGAAACCCCACTTCCCTGAAACAAAACCTTACGCTTACTCATCTCTCCCTGAATACTCTGAAACGCCTCAGCCAAATCTTTCAGCACATGCACCCCCAAACGCCCCCGATACCGTCCAAACTCAACCCCATCCTTACCATCCCACAACCATAACCACGCCCCGCCACCATGCAGCAACGCCTGGATAAAACCATGCAGCAAACGCGTCTTTCCCATCCGCCGCGTCCCACCCACCAACACGCTATCCATCTCTGTCAACGATAGCCACACTGGCCCATTCACAGTCATACCAATCGGCAAATGTAACGGTCCAGGCTGCGCGCCCAAATCCAGCGCGACCATCTCCAACTTTTGTCGCTGCCGAGGTGCATACCCAATCTGCGCATAACACACCACCGCTTCCGGAGACACACCAAACACCACCTTCCGCCTGCCAAGCGCCTGACCCAACAACCGCACAAGCTCCGCCCGCTGCTGCATCAGCGCCACATGATTCACCACTGCAGGATTAAATATGCACACCATCCGATCATCCAGCGGCACCACCTGAAACACCAACCGTTTCACATCCTCACCCACCAAACGTCGCTGTACCAACAATCGATATACCTGCTCCGAAATTGCTTTCAGCAAATCGCTTGTCACTAGCTGTTCCGCCGTCATCATTCCTCCTCATTACCACGCCACTCAGCATCCAACGCGTCGCGTCGCAGCGGAATCGGCGACCCAGGTTGCAAAATCCGATATGGCCGCTGAGCCTGACGCACGCGCAACGCACGCCCAGCCTTTCCACTCCCACCACGACCCAGCGCACGCGCCAACGCAATCGTCTGCGCACGCGAATTCTGCAAATTCTGCAACTCATCCTCCGCTGCACCACTCCCGGCACCCCCATCAACACCCACTTGCATCACCGGGTAAAACGACTGACCCGGCTGCACCACATTCACCCGATCGTCCACCGGAATGTATGTAATCACTTGCCCATCCGGGCTCACAATCGTCCCGGCCCGCCGCTCCAAAACCTGAAGCAACCGAATCAAATGTGGCCATAACCGAATAACCCCAATAAACATAAGCATCATCACCAACGCCAACAACAGCACCTTCCCAACCTGAACCATCGGTTGCACAAAAGCTGTTACTGCCGCCTCACGCGCCTGTTGCTCAATTACCAAATCCATCGCCTGCTGTGTTGCCGCCATCGGTGTCTGCGTCAATACCCACGCTGTCTCCCGCAACATCACCTGCTGCGTTGCCAGTTGTTGTGTCTGCTGCGCCTGTCCTTCCACTGCTGTTGCCGTCAACCCACGTTCAAAACCAGCTTGCTCCGCCGTCATCTGCAACGCATGAAAATCCAACGTTGCCCGAATCATCACTTGCGTTTGCTGCACACGCATTGCATCAGCCGTCGCCCGTGCCTGTGCCACACCCAACGCATACATCGCATCCGGCGACTCTGCAACTGGCGCTGCATACCCCGCCGAACACCCACTCAAATTCAAACTAAAAACCGCCAAAACCAAAATCATCCTCTTCATCTGTCGCCTCTTCCTCAACATCACTCGAATAATCTGATGGCTGGCCTTGTGATAACAGCGGCATCCCCATCGGATATTGCCAATGCTGCTGTGGCATCCCCATTGGATATTGCCAATGCTGCTGTGGCATCCCCATTGGATATTGCCAATACTGCTGTGGAACCACGCTCGTTGACAACCGACCAGACCGAACACGCCCTTGCACACCACTCCTACGTCCGTCCACCGCATATCCACCAACCACCCGCCGCACACGCCCCCGCTGCTCCCCCACTCTTTGAAACCGCACCACAACAACCGTAATCCCCACCGCCAAACCCAACATTAACAACAATGCCATCCCTACCAACAACCGATCCAACAACATGCTCGCAGCCTCAAACTGTACTGCATTCGCCAGCGCCAACGTGGCCTGCGCCTGCATCCACACCAACCCAGCCACATATGCCAACCCTAACACCACCACCAACAACAACAAACCCAACAAAATTTTATTCATACCACACCTCTCACGCAAATACCGCTAACCGCTTCCGACCAGCCTGCAACGACCAACGACCAAACCAGTCAGCACCCGCTTGCATCGCACACGCCCTAACAATATCACTCACACCGACCCCACCAACATCCCAACCGAACAACTGTGCCCAACCATACCGCTTCACCCGTCGCCGAGGATCATACGCCGCCAACACATGCACCCCACCGTGCACACCGTGCCTCACCAACCACAACAAATTCTCGCGCCCATCCGCATCCCACAACCCCGCTAACTCCAACCCGGCCAACACCAACAACATTTGCCCAGGACGCCCATACTGCCTCTGCTCCGCCAAAACCGCCAACTCAAAAACCACATCAACCCCCTCACCGCTATACCATGAATACACCTGACCAGGCCAGTTATCATCACTAGCTAGTGTCACCACATCTGCACCTGTCACACCCCACGCAGCCTCGCGCACCACTCCAAGCCCAGCACGCCCCACCACAACCAATGAACCAGCACCCTCCACCGTCAAAGGACGCCGTTTCCCGAGCACCACAGATATCGTTTTCATACCAACTCCTTCATTCCCTTACGCACCATCATCACAACCTCATCATTCCACCCCTCAGGACTCTCACTTGACAATAGCTTCACCCACCCCGGCAAAACATCCCCATCAAACTCCGTCACCAAATACCTTGCGACATAAATTGCCACAGGATGAGGATCTGCACAAGCAAACATATCCCTCAACATAAACAACGCCTCATCTAACTGATCAATCAT